GAGGGGGTGGGTGTCCGGCAACTGCGTCGAGTCGTCGATGGTGACCGTCGTACCTGCCTGCTGCTGGTCTCCGTTACCTCCCGTTTCGGGAGTGGTCCCAGCCTGCTGGCCTTCGGCGTCCTGACCCGTTTCGGTGTCATCGCCTGTGGTGCTGTCCTGCTGTCCTGCTTCGGCGCCCATTTCGGGCTCCTTTCCGTGTAGTTTACCTGAGAATACCTGCGAGCGCAAGTACCTCGTGCTTTCCCGGCGAGTCACCTAGCGTTGCTAGGCTTCTGTGCCGGGTCTTCCTCCTTGGAAGTCTGTAGAGGCCCGTCCCAGCCGGGCTTGGGGACCAGTGGCTGAGTCATTAGGCCTGTGATCGTATCAGAACTCGACATCTACCCACACCGTCCTTCCGTCGTCGACCACCTTGGTGACCCGCCCCTTGCCGGTGACCATGTGCTCCTTGGTGGCCTTCCAGGTCGCTGTCTTGCCGGTAGGGTTGCCCTCCACTCGCACAGCGCTGGTGTTCCTGGCTCGCACGATGACCTGCTTGCTGCCCCAGCCGCCGTAGCCGCGGGCGATCTGCTCGCTGGTCGTGAACGACGAGTAGTCCGTCTCGAACGCCGCCCCCTCCTTGAACAGCTTGGCGATCTTGTCCTTGGGCACGTCGAGGCCCTTGAACAGCACCTTGGGAGTGACCGCGTCCTGCTCGTGCAGCCAGTGGGCTGCGTCCTCGATAGCGCTGCGCACATCGGCCATCGTGTACTTGCTGTTGGCGTCGGTGGCGAACTGAGTGAACTCCTTGGACCAGCTTGTCGGCAGCCCCACGCCCTGCATCGCGTCCTTGCCCTTGGCGATGTTGGCAGCGGCCTTCTTGACGGCCTTCTCCGCACGGTAGTCGTTCTGGAGCAGGGCCACGGCGCGCTGAGCACGGTCGTCGACGTAGCGCCAGTCGCCCGCTGCCAAACGCTCCTTGAGCACCTTGGAGTTGACCTCGGTACCGAACGTCTTGACCGGTACCACCGTCTGCTCCTTGACGCCTGGCCTGGGTGCAGCCTGAGGAGCCGGAGCCTGCGACTGATGCACGGGCTGAGCCTGGCTGGGTGCTGCCGGGTTGGACTTGCCGGACATGGGGTCACGCTGAGCCGGGGTAGTCGGCTCGGTCGACTGCTTGGCTCGTGCTCCGGCCACACTCTGCTGCGTGTACCGTGGATCCATCGTGATGCTGCCGTCCGGCTCGAGCGTGCCCTTGTACTTCAGCCGACTGCGCAGGGTGGGGATCAGCGTGCAGCGCCCCTGAGGGTGATCCCGGACGTTCTTGTCCTCGACGACCAGACCCTCACGGCTGAGGCACCACTCACAGGTCCGCTTGCCATGCTCTGGCGACCACACCATGACGATGTCGGGCAGGTCAGCCACGCTGTCCCAGGAGTTCTTCCAGTAGGCGCTGACAGTCTCGGTGCGGGCCAGGCGGTTGAGTCGGTTGAAGGATTTGTCCATGCCCGCTCGCAGCATCACCCGGGCGGTCTCAGTGGCGTTCATACCCGCCTGGATGCTGGCCTGGATGGCGGCCTGACGCATCTGGTCGTACACGACGTCGGCCACCGGGCTGAGCTCCAGCAGCTTGGGCACCGGGAAGTCCGCCAGCGCCCCGAGACTGGCCACCTGTCCGCCCATCCGCTTGATGAGAGCACGGCTCCGAGACTCGAACACGCTGACGTAGTCAGCCAGGTCATCCTGATGAGCGGGCAAGGCCGCCAGCCAGCGCAGGTACTCGGCTCGCAGCTGCGATTCCATGCGGCCGGTTGGCACGGTACCCACGGTCTAGCTCCGTGCTGCCCGCTGGCCAGGGTTCTGAGCGTACGCCTGGACCTGCCCTGGTGTGGCCGGAAGACCGCGCTGACCCGGAGCCGTCATGTCGGTGGCCTGACCGGGAACCGCAGGGTTGACACCCGGGTCGTCCATGGTGTCGTCGGAGTAGTCGTCCAGCTTGACGCCCGGGGTGACCACACTGGCGATGTACTCCAGCGGGTAGCCCATCTGGCTGAGGTTGATACCGTGCTGGTCCAGCGACTCCTGGAGCAGGTCGTCACCCTCGGCCCAGAACTCCCAGACCTTCTCTTCCTTCTTCGGATCCTTCGGGTCCTGTCGGGTGCCGGTCTTCTCGATATTGAGCAGAGTGGCGAGCTCCTCCAACTGCGGTTCGATGTCGTCACGCATGCGGCTGATCTTGTTGTTGAAGCGCTTGCTGAGCACCTTCAGGGCCACACCAGTCGGCGGGGTTCCCGCACCAGGCTTGAAGTAGAACTGGGGGATGCCCGTGCTCTGGCTGACCTTGTCCAGGATGCTGTCGTGCATGGCGATCATGTCCGTGATGGTCGGCGGGGTCAGCTGCCCGAACGGACCCTCACCGCTGGAGGTGAAGATGCGACCCGACGCTCCGGTCTTGTGCTCCTGGATGCCCTCCTCCTCGCCGGTACGCATGCCCGCGGGCAGATAGGGGTTCTTCGGCGGGATGCTGACGTTAAGCAGATACCAGAAGGGGCGGGCGTACATCTCGGCGACCACGGTCTGGTCGATGATGCTGTGGTTGACCCGGTCCTGCAGGCTGGCCAGGCTGGCCCCGAAGCCCTTGTCGTCCAGGGCGAACCGGAGCAGGGTGTTGCCAGCCTTCTCCTCGACGAAGCTGAAGCCGTCCTGTGTGGCCGGGGTCAGGTCTTCGGGCACGGGCTTGCTGAACAGGCGGCTACGACCGTCGCTGTAGACGAAGGTCATGTAGTCCTCCATCTGTTCGAGAGACCGAGTGAAGATGCAGGCGATCGTGTACCGACCGTCGCTGACCATCTCGTAGTGCTCGGGGAAGTGGGGAGTACCCTCGGAGTCCACCACCACAGGGCACTCCCCACGACTGAGGAGGGGCACTATGCTGTTGCTGAAGCCCCTCAGCTCGTCGGGCTGCGGTACGAGGTTCTCTGCGTAGAGGTCGATCGCGCCCTTGAAGATGTTCTCGCTGGTCGTCTGGTCCTTGATGTCCGGAAACGCCTCGGAGACGTACTGATTCCAGTCCCTGCCGTGCAGGGTGTAGGACATCTTGCCGTTGTAGTACGGATTGTAGGTCTTGGACCCCTTGGTCGCCAGATAGGCTTCCATCTTGGTCATGCTCTCGTCAGCCATGTCAGCGTCCCATCTTGAAGTAGTCGACCCGGGTCTGGTTGATAGCCTGGGTCATGGCGTCCACATCGTCGTCGTGCGGACCGAACGGGAAGTCTCGGAACTCCTGGATCATTTTCTGATCGAGCACCATGTCCAGGATGGCGACATTGCCCTCGTCCACGGTGGGCTGTGCTGCTAGCGCTCGCACCTCCTTGGAGCCGTTGGGCTCTACCGGCTTGATCAGCGCGGCCCGCTTCCGCAGGGTGTTGAGCATGGCAGCTCCGTTGGCCCGCTTCTCGACGTAAACCCGACTGGTCTGCGGCCACTTGGCCATCATGCGGAGCACGGCGTTGACCGACTCGGTGAAGGTGTAGCGCTCGTGCACCCGGTCGACGAGGATGAACTTCTGACCGATGAGCGCGTACACGTGCCCGGCCACATAGTCCCCACTGGAGGCCTTCTTCTTGCTGGTGTCGATCTGGCCGAACGTGAGGTCCCACGACTGGATGATGAGTGCTCGGTCCAGCGTGAGCATGCAGCCGGTCCGGTCGTCGGCATACACGACCGACTCCCACGGCAGGATGTCCATCTTGTCGGGGTTGAGGTAGCTCCCGCCAGTCACCTGAGGGTCGCCCTGATAGAGCGCCTGCCAGACGTAGGTACCCACGGCCCTCTTGATGAGGAGCCAGGACTTCTCCGACCGGTTCTGGACTGACGGGAGCCATTCCCCGACGGCACGCCCCAGGAGGTCGCCCTCGTGTGTGGCCTGAGCGGGGATGTTCACGTACTGGGCACCGAGCACGTCGGGCTTCTGCACGTGGGCAATGAGATCATCCTTGTGCCACCGAGTAGCGATGACGATGATCTGGCTGAGGGAAGACATACGAGTCAGGACCACCGAGCTGAACCACTCGACAGTCGTCTCACGGATGAGCTCAGACTGAGCCTCCGCCATGTCCTTGATGGGGTCGTCGATGACGGTGAAGTCGCTGCGGAAGCCCGTCATGGCCGAACCTCGACCGGCGGCCAGCAGGCCTCCACCTTCCTTGGTCTCCCAGAGCTCGACGTTCGTGCTGCCCTTGGCGAGTGGCGTCCACTGAGAGACGAGAGCACGTATCTGGCGTGACACCGCGTTCGCCCTGCGCTGACTGTACGTGGCGTAGACCGCCTTGATGTACGGATTGCGAATCAGAGTCCAGGCGATGTAGTGGACGATCCAGGTCGTCTTGCCTTCCTGCGGAGGCGTGGAGTAGGCCACACAGCCCAGACTTGTGTTGAGAGCGTCAGGGTCGAACGATGATGTCAGCGCGTGAGTGAGAGCGCTGTCGCGGATGCCACTGGCTCGGCAGAACAGACCGAAGTCTTCGGAGATCTGCTCGTAGGTGAATTCCTCGACGTCGAGTTCAGCTAGCACGCT